CGGTACTTGCTCGCGTGTGGTCGAGAGCTTGGCATCGGTTTGAACGATACCGCCAGTGACAGTTGACAAGGAACTGCGCAACCGGTCAACGCGCTCTTCATCTGGGGTTGTAGTTGGCGCAGGTGCGGCCGGCGCTGTTTTGTTTGACAGGCCAAGGTTAGCGCGGAACGGACGCTCGCCCATTAACCCAATATCGATCGGGCTGTAAGGTGTTGCTGCTGCTTCGGTCTCAACCGTTCGCATGCCAATGGCTTGTTGTAAATCAGCATTGATTTCAGCGTTTGATCTTTTGCTTGTATTGATCTTCTGCAAAAGGGCATTGCCCTTTGCTGTTGTCACCCCGTCGCTGTCAAGAAACCCGCCTTTAGTCAATGCGGCCAGCGTGCCTCTGTCACCCCAATCTCTGGTCGCCTTGGTAAAACCATCAACCAAAATATTGACAGCATCTGGCGGGTTAAATGGAGCTTCTTTGGTCGTCGCAGCTTTGGGTGCTTCCACTGGCTGGGCCGGTGCTGCCTCTGCCGCTTTGGTCTGGACCGTCTCGCGTGGGCGATTAGTTAAAGGAATGCCAGTCGCTTGCGTGAGCTTTTGGTCAACGCTCAAATCTGGTGCCAAGCTTGGATCAACTCGGTCATAAGGTTGACCAAGGTTAGCTTCTCTAAAAATCTGCGCCTCAGCGGGCGAGGCAACGCCGCCCCGCTCCTGAACATTGCGCATGGCTCGGCTGATGATCTCTTGGCGCGGCTGATCTTCAGAGCGGCGGCTGGTGTCTTTACCGGCCAGCGCACTGGCTTCAATCTGGTACTGAGACTGCGCGTTTGAAGGGCCCACTGCAGGAGCGTTTAAGTCTAAGTTGGGCAGCGCCTGTTTAGCAATTGCAAAAGTGCCGGCCTGAGTTGGATGTGAAACGACAGCCATCTCTAACGCATTGCCACCAGCATTGGCAGTGGTATCGCGTATCACGGCCAGACGAGATTGGGCCTCTTGCGCATTCATTGGCGTAAGGTCTACAAAGCCTGCGGCAGCTCCAGGTGCGGGTGTGCCCCTAGCGGTTTGCGCTTGCGCTAAAAGGTTGTCGCGATCAAACGCTGGAATGCCAGGCGTGTTGGCCTCAGCGATAAGTCCAGTCTGCCTGTCAATCAAAGCTTGACGCTCAGGCAGACTTGCCGCGGCTAGAGAGTTACCTGCGATCTGCTGGGGGGCAGCGCTTAGTGCTTGAGCTGGAGTTGGTATTGGCGCGCCGGCCAAGTCAGCGTTAATTGCAGGTGCCAGTTGGGTATTAACTGTCTGGCGAAGGATCATGTCCAAGTCGCCAGCTGCAGAGTTGGCTGCAATAGCTGCGCTTCCCGCATCAGTTGAGTCTTTAAGTTGCTGTAAGGAGTTGTCGCGCTGACGTGATCCAAAGACTGCGGCCGTGCCGCCACCGGTTACACCACCTACAACAAAGCCTTGAGCTGCGGCTTCTCCAACGCCCTTAGATAAATCAAGGGATGGGTCAATCTGACGCATTGCGACGTTCTGGCCAAATTGCTCACCTGAGCCTTGCACAAGCTCGGTCGCGCCTTCAGTGCCAAAGCCCCGTGCAACACGCCCAGCAACGGAGCCGCCTTCGCCAATGATTTTTCCAAGAACACGACCACCTACTAAATTGGTAGCGGCGTCTACCGCACCAGAGATTAGCCCCGACTCTTGGCCAACTTTTGCTGCAAGATAGGCTCTTGCCGTCTCTGGTTTGTAGCCATTGGCTAAAAGCGCTTGGTAGTCAGGTGATGACTCATAAACTTCTGGCTTGACTTGCTGAGCTTCTAAAACACCCTGTGTTTTGCCGCCAGCATAACCAAGGGCACCCTCGCCGACAGCTCCCACACTGGCCATGGTTTGGGCACCCGTCTCGATGGCTGCTGAACGGCCAACAGCTTGAGCCTCTGCCTGCGTTGCCCCTCTGGCTAGGGCTGCGGCACTGGCTTGTTCTTGCGCTGCTATTGACCGACCTCTGGTAAAAAAGGCAGTTACAGCTAAGGCTAATGTCTGGGGAAGTGAGCCCAGTACATCACCAGCCACTCTGGTGGGAGACAGGTACGCGGCCTTATTTGGGTCAAGCGTTGCATATTCCAAATCTTGGATTGACTCACCTGATACAGCACCCTTCTCAGGTTTAACTTGCTGCATGATCTCCTGGCTTCGCCGGGCTTGCTCATTGGCAAAGCGCGACAACGCCATCGCAGCACTTTTTTCTGTAACCCGTTTAAAAGCTTCTGGATCATCTTTGAATAAAGTGGCTGCGTCTTGTTCGCTTAAAGAGTTGGGATCTAAAGCTTCAAGAATCCGAGCACCTGCGCCAAGCAATGCCCGGCCACCAGTTTCGGCAGATGCACCTAAGAAGCTTCGATTTTGTGTGACCTTTGGTTTTTCCGGGGTGTCGTATTTGTCAAATGGATTAACGGCTACGTCGTATTTATCAAACGGGTTTGCCATTTTTTTCACTTCGCTTTCAAATACTTAGCTGCTGCGCCTTTGCCATACTTTTGATCAAATGCAGGTGCCAAGGTTGGATCAGCTTTAAGATCAGAAATAGCCCCCGCTGGTGGGGTTGGAAGTGCAGAAGCATTTGAGCCAGGCAAACGTTTATCTGCAATTGATTTAAGCAGCGCATCGGCGCTTTGCTCATACCCTTGCGCTCGGGCAGTCAGCTCCTTGGCATCATCAGGTGAAGCCATCTCCGCATCTTTGCGAAGATTCTGAGCCATCGTGACCCAACTGCGAGCTGCTGTAGCAACATCACCAAAGTTCTTGGTACTGGCACCGCTCAGATCAGAGATGCTTCGTGTCAACTCTTCGCGCTTTTCAGGGTCAGTCTCTTTTGCTAAAAGGTTTCTGGCATCTTGAAGAACCTTTGCGTTTGTAAGCGTGAAATTAGCAAGTGCCGCCTGAGCTTTAGATCCTGATTGTTCTTTTGCATTTGTTTCGGCAGCTACTGAACGTAGATAGCCTTTAACGCCAGTTTTACTTGTTTGCTCAGTAGCTGTTGCCACGCCTGTCTGGGTGGCTGCCTCAGTGACATTCCCTTTATTTGCAGCCAATTGTTTAGCCTTGAGCGCAGCTTCAGCTTCAGGCACACCAGCGGTTGCCTTCGCAGTGATTCCAGCCGCTTCGTTCTGGGCTTCTAAGCCTTGGATTCCCGAGTCTTTAATGCCTTGTGCCGTAGCACTTCGAGCAGCGAGAACACCTTTTGCAACAATTGGTGCTGCTTCAGCTTGTGCAGTGGCAAGTCTTGGAACATCTGCAATATTTCTTGAACGCGTTATCTCATCCACGCGCAACGCTTTTTGCTCTTCCATGTCGAGCAACTGCTGACTCAATTCAACCTTTTGACTTTTATCGAATTCGCTCTTTGCGCCAATGCTGTAAGCATCAGCCGCACCTTTTAAACCGCTAGCGGCGGCTCCAATTAATCCAGCAAGCATGATTAACCCTTCACGTTCTGGTTAGAAAAACCATTCAAAATTGAGTACACCTTGTCAGAGTCGCCGCCAAACATCTTGATCGTGACCTCGACAAAGATTTGCATTGCGTCGCCAATGGTCTTGTCATCGACGTTTTCAATCTGGGTCTTTTTTAAGAAGTCAGCCGCTTGTGCCAACAAATACACACCAGCCGGGATAATCACAGCAGGCGGTATGGTTTTGTTTGACTCTTTGAACAGTGTGGCCATCAAGCCAGCAATACCCATCCCCAGGCGCTCGCTCACAGGACCTTGGCCTTGCATCTGCTTCATCACCATTTGGTTGGTCTTTTCGCTGAACATGATCTTCATGCCAGCCAGAACAATGCGGTCATAAGCGTTTTGCAATTTTGGAGGCATCTTGATGTTCTCTTGAATAGCATCTGGCGTAATTGCAGCCCCCTGCTCTGGCTCGCCCTGTACAGGTTGCGTCATGTTTTGTTCAATCATTCCAGCCATAAATTTCTCCTATTTATCCGCGGACGTTTGCGATAAGGCCAGCGGGTTGCTGTTGCCCCATGGTCACTGCGCCTTGGTTGACGTTTATTTGGGGGTATTGAGCCTTTAAGTTCGCATTCATTTGTGCAATTCGAGAAGCTTGTAGTGCCGAGTCGCGATTGGTCTTGTCTGCAATTGATTTGCGATAGGCTGCATCCGCTTTAAGTTGCTCAGTCTGAGCCGCAGTCTTGCCAGATGCCATGTCCATGACGCCAGTAGCCACACCGCCTGCTGCTTGGCCAAGTACCATGGCGGCCATTGGCTGCTCTTTGGCAAAGGCCATAGCCTTGTCAATAATGCCTGGCGTAATTTGAGAGCTGCCAGGTGTTTGGCCAAATGTATTGCCTGGAGTTGCCGCAGTGTTGGCAGCTACTTGAGTTGGATTAAATTGCTGGGCCGTTGAGTCAAAGCCGCCTAAGGGTGCAGGTGCTGCTGGCCCAGGCATGGGAATGTTTGGTGCCGCAGCAGAAGGCGTATTTAGAGACTGCGATGCGGCCTCGCGAGCCGAAGTTGTTGTAATGTTATCTCTCAGCACATCAGTCGCTGGAGCTTGTGTACCAACATTTTGTGAACCTGGTGTTAGGTCAGCACCCGCTGGGCTAGATGTAAGGCCCGAGGTAGGCGATGTTGAAGAGAACGCATCCGAGAAAGTCTGGTTAAAGCCAGTACCCGCATCTGACATCAAACCACCAATACCACCGCCCAAAGCAACAGCGCCGCCCAAGATCATTAGATCTTTATTGCCGGTAACATTGCCAACTAGGCTTAGAGCTCCGCCAGCAAACATAAGTCCCTGAGCAACGGTTAACGCTTCAAAGCCCGCCATAAGAGTAGAAGCTCCGGCAATGATGGTGCCAGCTTCCCACATGCCCGCAACGGCCATGACGGCAGATACCGGGTCACGTCGCTCCCCATAAGCTGGGCCACCAGTGGGGTCACCAATAGGGTGATCCAACGACATTGCCTTAGTCATGGCCCTGCTTAAATATGTTTTTTCAAACTTCATTTTGATTTCCTCGAAAAGGGAAGTTCCGCTAATAGGTAGTACTCAAATTTGTGATCAGACCAGGTGGGCTCAAACCCCATACGTAGAACAAAACGCTGCTCAGCGCTTCGTCCAAGAGCAATGCGGGTTGTTAGGAATCCATAACGATCAAACAAAGGCGCCAAGAACTCTCGTGCCCGCATACGCAGCACCGTTCGCAGCCTGTGCTCGGCAACAATTGCAAAATGGATTTCTGAGCCCTTTATCAGGGCTGTGCAGACGTGAATATCATCAATAAAGCCTGGCACCGCATCCCACGACTGGAACGCCCTGACCTCCTCGGCCGAACTCGTAATCGGCCGAAGAAGGTCTTCTCGGTTCATGCGAAGGTAATTAAGTCTTTAAGACCAGTGACGTTGTTGTTCAGCGCATCAAGAACCGCCATACCAGACTTCAAGTTGTTAAGTTGGTTGGTCGTGCCGCCACTGATAGCAGCCGCATCTAAGTCTGGGTTCATCACTAGATCGTTTATGTTTTTAATAGTTTGCTGATACAGGTCAGATGCGCTGGCAGTTGTCTGCATGAGCTGCTTGAACTGAGCCTCTGTTGCAGCCAAGCTTTCGCGGGTTGTCGCATCGATCTGCTGCAACTGAACCTTGGTCTGGTTATCTGCGCTGGCCATGGATGCTTTGAAAGCGTTGTCCAGTTGCTGGATTACTAGCTTGTTTTGAGTATCAGCAGTTGCCAGGTTGGATTGCTGCTGACGCTGTGCGTTTTGTTCCCGCACGGTGTTTTGCTGAGCAGCATTGAATTGGCTGTTCTGCAGGCCACTTGTCGCATTGAACTTGGCGGTGTCCGTTAAAGCACCGGCATTGAACTGCGCCGACTGGTTAGCTGCCTGCTGATTCTGAGCCATAGCTTGATTAGAAGCGGCCGCATTAAATTGTCCCGATTGATTCTGCGCACCAGTATTAAACTGACCAGCTTGGTTAGCCGCAGTCGCATTGAACTCACCGCTTCTGCCGTACATGTTGGCATCTTGCTGGGCAATGGGAAGCGCGTTCTTAATCACAGCCTCTTGCCCAGCGCCAATGGCCATGCTCGAATTGATCAAGCCGCGCTGGTTCATCTGCTGCAGCGCGCCCGTCTTGGCCTGCTGCATCAAAGGCGAGTCTGCCGCAATGACGTTACTTAGTTGGCCTTGAACCGTTTGGTTGCTGTCGACGTTCCATTGCGTTGGATCGTACGTGCTTGCGTCATAACCCTTGGCAAATGTTGAAGCTGGGTCGTAGGTTGACGTTGTTGCGGGGTTAAACAGTGCCGAAGATGTGTAGGGGCTTGTTGCAACAGCAGGCGTGGTCACACCAGTTGCGGCACTGGACACCATGCCAGAGGTAATCGTTGGTGCGCTTATGTCAAAAGGGTTTTGAGGGGTGGTTGCCATATTCAGCTCCGGAAATAGAAAAAGCCACCTGAAAAGGTGGCCTTTATGTAGGCGTAGTAGCCCGTGAAAATCATTTTAAGACTTTGCTAACAGAGAATCAATTCTTTTTCAGCCTTGCGTCTTTTAACCAAACCCGGCAACTCTCGGCCACCGCCCTTGGTCCAAAGCATTAACTGCTCCGCTGCACCTTCCCAATCCTGAGCATTGATTTTTCGCTTCAAGGTTGAGGTCTGTAAGCGGCCTGTGCCCAGGTTGTATGCGAAATCTACGACAGCGTTGCACTTGCGAACGTTGGTTGCCAGGATAGGACAGTTTCTTAATACGCCTGGCAGATAGGTGTGTTCGAGCTCAATCATTAAAAGCGCTCTGGCCGTGGGTTCATCCATGGGGGCATCCTCAAGCCTTACCTTGCGCTTGTCAGCGTAGTAAGTTGAGCCGTAGCCAATTGTGGCTACACCGGCCGGACAAAGGTAAGGCTTGGCCCTGTAGCCCTCAAACTGCCGGCACAAAATGGCTGCTAGTTCGAGGTTCATAATCCGCGCTGCTTCAAAGTACGGTCTAAAAACCAGAAATTAATTGTCCCAGCCAAAAGTGCCGAGAAATCTGGTGACATCATTGTTTTAAATACCTCGGTTGCTGGTGCACCTGCGAGCCATGCATTCCAAGCAAACCAAATATGAACAAACGACCAGATCAATAACATCCAATAAGTCACCACCGGCCTGACTGACGCTGACAAACTAGCTGCCCAACCACCAGCAGCTTTGACCATATCAGCTTGTTGATGGATTGCCGCATTAAAGGCTTCCATAACGCCTGCGTCCACAGCCGCTTCTCTTTGAGCGCCAATCTCAGCCAAACGCATCTGGCCACGCTGCTGCTCTAGTTCACACTGACGTGAAAACATCATCAGTTCATGGGAACGTTCGTTCTTTTTATCAAAGAACTTGAGAACTTCAGGGGCTAGTCGAAAAACACCACCAAATATGCCGCCCAGAATTCCACCGCCTAATAAATCGAACATGACTACTCCTTCTTGCAAGTTTTTTCTTCATCGTGTGAAAGCTTCACACCAGCCAACAGGCCGATGAAGCCGCCTACTATGGTTTGAAATGCGGGGCCAATGAGAGCAAAAATAGGACCGTTATCGACCTGTTTTGCCCAAAGACCTAGAAGAAAAGCTGCAACCATCGAAAGCATACAAATACACAAAGTGGCAGCAACTATTAAGGTGACATAAAAAGTCAGTTTTGCTTTCATTGATTCCATGCTTCTGGTCCCTATACCAATAGGTCTACTTTTCTGGTTTGAAAAATTTCTAATGACAATTTATGCTGTTCAAATCTTTTGTTGTATAGCTCTACTTCAAGCTCATCGACTTTGTCTTTGACTTTCTTAAATTTAAGAGCTATGTCGTACTCTTCTTGTAAGCGTTGCGCTCTTCTCTCACTTACATCTGCTTTTGTAGGGTAATCTGCGACTCCTACCATTGGGTACCATTTATGCAGCGTGATCATTTCTTTTCGCGATCAAGTGCTTCTTTGAAGCCATGAATTACCAAGCCTCTAAGCTGTGTTGAATCTGCTGAGCCCGCCCACTCGGACAAGTTGTTCCATATGACGATATAGTCTTGCGAACGACATTGGTTTTGATTTCTCATAATCCATGCCACCATTTCTTTATGTCTCTCGGATGGATCGTGAAATGTATAGGCAATGTGAAGAAGGTCACGAACACCGCATCCTTGCTTTGCGGCTGCTCCAGCGATCATCAAAACAAAGCAAACTGTTAAGCAGCGCATTCATGCCAAATCTCATAACCCAAAAAGCTTTTTAAAAACTTCAGCTGCAACACCCGGGCCAAGCAGCACAGCCAAGATAACCACATAGAGCAAATACTCAATCTTCGTCATTCTCTTATCGCCTGCCGCCAGAGACTCTTGAATGTGGCTATAGCGCTCCGCACAAATTGCTTCATGTACCGCGAGTTTTATTTCTTGTTCCATAAATTTCAGACATAAAAAAACCCGCACTAGCGGGTTAAAAAATTAATTATTGTTGATATCGCTTTATCGATAGTAATTTTTGATAATTTCTGATGCGATTGGAAAATTTGGATTAGTTGGATCAACCAATACCCAAGCTTTCAAATCCGCTAAGAAATTTGTTAACTCATTTTTTATATCCAAATTAGATTCTGTATTAATAAGATTTTCAATAGATTGTTTGCTACTTTGAATTGATGAATTTGCAAAATTTGTAAGCAATTCAATTTTTTTGTTACGCTCAAATTCTGTCATTTCACGCAAAATCCAAAAGTCTTTAACAACGCCGTCAACCCATTGATAAACAGGACCTTCAACAACTTGAAAGTCAGTTGGTGACGGCTGTGCAACACGTTCAAATCGAGCAAAACTTAACGGTAAATTTTCTATATCAACATTAGGAAATGCTTGGCGAAAGTTATCGCCAAGTATTGGATGATCAAAAGGTTGACCGTCTACAATTTTAATAAACAACTCCATTAGACATTTCCTGTATTCGTTGATGGGAATGCTCGACCTGCTCCCCAAATAATCCGGACAGCACCAGTACCGCCATTATTTCCGTCAGTACCGCCGCCCCCGCCATATGCGCCACCTATAGAGCCTCCATTTGAACCGCCTGAACCACCGCCTCCATTTGCTGATCCATTTGCACCTTGTCCTAAAATTCCGACGCCACCGCCGCCCGACATAAAGCCGCCAGCACCGCCGCCGCCTGAACCACTTTGTGGGTCAATAAACTCTGAGCCGTTGTAAGTTCCACCATTGCCGCCGTTGCCAGCATAACCACCAGCTCCACCTCCTCCGGACTCAATAATTCCAGGCCATCCGTTACCACCAACACCGCCTTGATAGCCTCCGCCGCCTGAGCCAAGGGGAATGCCTGCAAATCCACCGGCATTGCCTCTTGTACCGCCACCCGCATCGCAGTTGCCAGTTCCTATGAAATAACTTCTGCCACTTTGACCGCCCACTACAACCGTATAACCCGTACCAGGAGAAACAGTCATAGCATTTTTCCATTGCAAAGCACCCCCGCCGCCACTCTTTCCGTTGCCGCCCGCGCAGTCACCAATGCCACCGCCACCAACGACTACGGCACAGACAGACGTGACTCCTGTAGGGGCAACCCATGTGAAAGTACCCGGTGTTGTGTATTGCGCTTGACCCGGAGGGGCTGAAGTTGTAGTTGAGTTACTAGAACCGCTGGATGCTGAATTACCCGCCGCATTAGTAGCGTAGACAGTAAAGGTATACACCGTACTACCGGATAAACCTGAGACAGTGATTGTTCCTGAACCTGATTGAGCAACAGACCCCGTGATACCTGACGGTGAAGATACAGCCGTATAGCTTGCGACAGTTGCACCTCCGTTACTAGCGGGCGCTGTGAATGACACAGTTGCTGTGCTAGAGCCTGTAGCTGTAGCTGTCCCAACCGTAGGTGCTCCCGCAACTGTAAATGGTATTGCCGAGTTGCTTGCCGTACTAGCTGCACTTATACCCGCAGAGTTAGTAGCCGTAACAGTAAAAGTGTACGAAGTACCATTGGCCAAGCCCGAAACAGTAATTGTTCCTGAACCTGCTTGCGAAACAGCGCCTGTAAAACCGCCAGGGGAAGATGTAGCCGTGTAACTTGTAATGGTTGCACCTCCGTTGTCTGCTGGAGCTGTAAAGGCAACTTGAATAGTTTGCGATGATGAGCGAGTAGCCGTTCCAATAATTGGCGCTCCAGGAACTAACGCGGCAATAAGTGCTGTTGAGTTTGAGTTTGCTGATACTCCGCTGGGTGCAACAGAATTAGTTGCAGATATTACACATCGAATAGTGTTTCCAACATCATTGGCAACAAGAACGTAAGTGCTCGACGTAGCACCTCCAATGTTAGAACCTGACCGTTGCCATTGGTATGTATAGGTTGGCGTGGGAGATCCAGTCCAAGTTCCGGTTGTACAAGTCAATGTTTGCCCATAAGTGGCAGTCCCAGTAACTGCAGGAGCTAAGGTATTGACAGGGGCACTTCCGTATGAGTTGCCCACGGCAATCATCAAAATTCCAGTCATGCTACGTTTCCTGTGACAACACAAACTGTGCCAGATATAAACATTACATTGCAGATACCTCGAGTAGCCAGTGAAATAGTCGCCTTATCCGAGTCAGTTCCACCGATATAGGCAGTAGCAATTGACATATTTAGTGTTACGGCACCTGAAGTATTGTTAAATATGACAACTGAGTCACCAACGGTAAAGGTTGAGTTTGGAACAACAATGCTTCCACCTGTTCCAACTTCAATGAACTCGCCAATATCTGTAGTGGCCAAGGTGTAGCTACCGGTCTTTATTGAACCTGATTGTGGGATATTTAGGTAGCCTACTTTATTGCTACCGTCTACTGTGCAAGCACTTAAAACACCAGATGTTGGAGTTCCTAATATAGGGCTAACTAAAGTTGGGGTATTTGCAAATACCAGTGCACCCGATCCTGTGTCGTCACTTACAGCTGAAGCTAAATTCACTGATGATGGTGATGCTAAAAATGTAGCTACGTTTGTACCAAGACCTGTAACACCAGTAGATATAGAAACACCTGAGACCCATGTAGGGGGACTAGTCCCGTTTGATTGCAGCAATTGACCGCTTAGACCTGCATTAACAAAGCTTGTCAAGTTTGTATCGCTTTGATAAGGAATACTTCCAGCGGCACCTCCCGAAATATTTGCAATCGCCCCGAGTAAGGCGTCGCCAGATTGAAGCTCTTGAATAGTTGATCCATTCAATACAATTGGATAGCGAGTTGTCATTTTAATTAACCTCTTAAGTTACTGAAATGTTGACGGTTGAACCAATTCGAGTAGTTACTGGAACATAACCATTAGCAACTGAAACTTGAATAATTGAAGCGCTATTTGTGTATACGGGCAAATAGCTGTATGAAGCGACCAAATCGTTCCAAGTAGGCGGTGCTCCCGGGCCTGCAGATTTCAAAATTTGACCAGAAGTCCCGTAATTTGGAGTTGGACCAACGCCTAAATTTCCGGTAAGAATTGCGGATGGAACAGTTAATGTTCCCGTCATCGTGCCACCAATAAGTGGCAAATAACCCCCGGATGGAATATAGGCAATCACCCACGAAGTACCGTCATAGACTTTCATGGTTGAAATCACTGAATTAAAATATAGATTGCCTGCAACCAATCCGCCACCGCTATTGTTAGTACTTGGGTCGGTACTTTTGCTCCCTAAATATTGGTTGTTGAAGTTGTTATACGTTGCGAGGGTGTCTGTTGCAAATGTCGAAGCAGATGTTGCACTGCTCGCAGAGGCCGTTGCACTATTATTTGCGTTGGAGGCACTAACCGCAGCTGCGGCAGCCGAAGCTGAAGCTGTAGTGGCTGAACCCAAAATGCCGTCAACGTAAGTCTTAGTTGCTGCGTCTTGAGCATTTGTGGGGTCACCTAGCCCAGTTATCTTGCTTGCACCCATTGCAATAACACCGCTCATAGTGCCGCCAGTTAAACTGAGTTTAAGCCCCAAAGCTGTATCAACTTGTGAAGTTGTATATGCATTGGTGATGTTGTATCCAGCGAGGGTCGTTGGGTTAGTTCCTGCAGTGACGCGGCCGTACGTGTCAACAGTCATTGATTGGTAAGTAGCGGCACTTACACCTGTGGTGGCTAAGTCAATGTTGTCTGCGTTCACAACAATACGGCTGCTTGAAGCGGTTCCAACATCTATGGTATTTCCGGTCTTTGTTAATCCAAGACCCGCAGTAATTTGACCCGCACCAGAAAATTGTGTCCAAGTAATTGCAGTAGTTCCAAGTGTTCCGCCAGGGGCAACCGTACAGACATAACCATTGTTCGCGTTAATCGTGCCGACCTCGACAAATACAAACGCTGCGGGCAGCTCAGTCCAGGTATCTGCATCTGTTGTACGAGTCCAAGTGCTGACTGAGCATAAATAGATTCCGTTGTTGGCCGTTGTGCTTTGATCCTTCACCAGCACACGATCGCCTGCGCTTAAAGCAATACCGTCTACAGTCTGAGTTCCACTTAACGTAATGTCGGCAGTAGTGGCCACGCGGCATGAGCCTTTAGCGTCTAGGCCCTGGGACAACGTATCAACATAAGATTTAGTAGCCACGTCTTGAGCTGCAGTTGGGTCACCTACTCCCGTTATTTTTGAAGTACCCATCGCAATAGCACCAGACATAGTGCCACCCGACAAACTTAACTTAAGACCTAAACCAGTATCGGTGTAGTTTTTAGTAGCGGCGTCTTGTCCTGTGCTGGGCTCGCCAAGACCAGTAATTTTGAACGTGCCCATTGCAATAGCGCCGGACATGGTGATGGCTGCGAAGGTTGATGTGCCACTTGACACTACGTTACCAGTGAGATTTCCAGCTACGTTACCTGTTACGTTGCCGGTCAGGTTACCTGTGACGTTACCAGCAAGTGATCCAGTAAAACCTGAGCTTGCGCTTACCGTAGTGAACGCACCGGTAGATGGCGTAGCGCCGCCAATAGGCGTGCCGTTGATCGTGCCACCGGTGATTATAGTAGTCGAGCCAAGCGAGGCTGTACCGGTTACCGTCAAACTGGTAAACGTTCCGGCCGCTGCTGTGCTCGCGCCAATGGGGGTGCTATTTATCGTAGAAGATGTAATTGTCAGTGCCTGCAAAGCGGCAGAGGCTGTCATAGCCGTGCCAGCGGAGTTGATCATCGCCACCTTGTAGCCATTGGTGGCCAAAGTTGGGAGTAGCGCGAAGCCTGCAGTGATATTTTCAAGCTCAGCCCGAAGCTGCGCTGAAGAGCCAGGAGAGTTAGGCGTTGGGTAAGTTGTGTGGTTGTAGTAGCTATTGCTCATCTCAGTCCTCGGCGAGGGGTGTAGTGAACAATGATGCTGTTCACCGTGAATTGCGGAAAGAGGTCAGAGTTGGATGAAATACGTACTGAAATGTTTTCGGCAGTACCCGTGACTTCAATTTCTGATGGAGAAATATCAGTACCGTCCCAAACAAAGTTATCCCAAAGCATCGAATCCCAAAAACCTGACCTTAGATCGTTCTCATAGGTTTCGTCTTGCGGCTGATCAATCGTGGAAGTTCTGTATCCCAGGTCATAACCAAATTGAATTTCGGTGTACGAGTCGCCAGTTAACTCGACGCTCGCTTTACGGTAGCGCTTAAGTAGCCTAGGTGATCCAGTCGCGTTAAAGACCAAGTTAATGTTGGCCGGAATGTTGTCGCCATCAAAGCTCGTGCCGGCGTCAAGGCGGTAGACATAACCATTTGTGGACCCAAAGAACTGCGAAGTGTTGCCCGTTGGTGTCTCTCCTTCCACGCAACAACTGACAGGATGCGCAAACTGCACAGGCATGCTTCCAAGCAGCTTGCCATTTAGCACAGTCATATAAAGTGCATTGCCGTTGGAGAAGAAAATCCGGTACTGGCCCTTGTCCCGATTTACTAGGCTTCCAACAGTTGCATCTCGATTTTGCTGAATAAAAGGCCGCAAGTTCATTGTCAATGAGGCTGGTAAAAAGTTACCGAAGTTCAGCGTTGTGCCCAAACTGACAATCCCACGGTCATCCAGCACATAGGCTTGATCCATGTTTTGCGCGGTATAAGCAATTGCGCCTGTACCGGAATTAAATGTAGACAAGCTGAAGTTAGCTGAGCTTGTGCCATAAAGAACTGAAGTGTCCGATCGGGTGTAAACCGCAAGGGCTCCACTGGTTTGATCACCGGGCAGAGTTAAAAGGTTTGTAACCTGTGCGTTCATCGCCAACTCCCCTGCTCCAAGTAGCGGAGACCACTGGTACGGATAGCCCAGGCCCGAGAACTGCAATGAGGCACCAAAACTCAAAAACAAATGCTGTTTATGAAAAACAATGTGATTGGGCGTATCAACCGTCATGCCCGTAGCAATAGGAACAAAGGTTGTCCCATCAAATTCAAACGCACGGTTAACACCGTCAACGCCGTAGATTTTGTAATTAGCCGTGCCGCCACCAAAGTTGGCAACCACCGTTTCATACCGCCCACTTGGCAACAATGTGATCTGAGTTGCCGCGGCGCCCGCCTTAGCTTTGATACCACCGCCAACTGTCAGATTCTCGCCACTTATAAAATTTCCTGTGGAAGATGAAAGAATTAATCTCCCGGCTGCAGTGCCCGCACTAGTGGTGCCCGACTGCAGCACAACGCGGGCTACCACCCCAGTTGCGCCGCTTGTTGCACCCGTAACGGTATTACCGTCCGAGATCAAAGCGGTACCCGAGTTGAAGCTCAATTCTTTGCCAAGCGTGACTACTGTCCAGCCGCTGCTGCTTGATTTGTAAAGGACTGCTGCCGTTGCGGCTGAATTGTTTCGCCAGGCATACACAACACCGTTGTAGTAGCTCACGCCCAAAATCGAGCCTGAGCCCGGAACTGCGGTGATGTCTGCGCGGTAGTTGTCTGCGGCTAAACTTTGGTACGTCGCATCCGTCAGCCCATCGGCCGATACGCCCTGCACAGTTGTGATGGTTGCCACATTGATGGAGCTGACCCGAACAAGCTCTCCAGTAACAAACGTCCCTGTCTCGCGTGTAATCACGATGCTCGTCGAATCAACGTAAATCACAACGCCCGTTGCTGCAGAGAGCGCTCCGGTAATGGTGTTACCCACAGTCACTGCTGCAACAAAGGTGCAAACAAGTAAGTTGTAGGTAGCATCAGATGGATTGGGCCGGCCGTCAAAACGCTCATAGCCTGCAATTCGCGTGTAGCCACCCGTAATACTGCACTCAAAATTAGTTGCGCGCCTCGCCACCCCTGAGGGCAACGACAGCGTAGGTGTTACTTGATCAAGCCCCCCGCCAAGTTTAATCAGGTCGTATTTGACGGGGACTGCTTTAAACATACGTTATGCCAAGGGCGGTCCGCTGACAATAGTAGGCAATTGATCGATGTTCAAACGCTCCATCAAGCGCTTAAATTCGTACTCACCGCGCTGATAAACCTCACTTGCTGACTCGTATCCTCCGTAGTAGTACATGGCTCTGAACACAATCAGCATATGAAAGTTGCTGGGCAATGCAGGCGTGTCCGAGTCTGCTGTCAACTCAATGGGCTTGACGTAGTACTCGCAGTCGATCACATAAGGCTGGTCAGGGATTGAGCCCAGCCCAAGACGCTTACTACCGTCAATCGTTGCCACTACTGGCCGCGCATATGTCGTTCGCATATTGCCGTACATGTACAAGTTGCGAAACGTCGTGTACTCCATATAGTTCAACAACTGCTCATCAGCATAATTTTGCCCAACGGAACTACATCGGAAACTATCGCGCTTCCAATTGGCAAAGGTGCTTCCAATACCTGCTTGTGTTGGCGTGTAAAACTGCTGTTGGGTCGAGCTGTTAAAAGTCATTGATTCACGCATGAAAAGCCAATCTTCTTTGCTTGTCTGAATATCAGTCCAGGCTGACGTTACCCAATTGGCAATGCGGGCGGCTTCGCCCGTCAAGTTTTGCGCAGTGGTTAACGCCGGACCAGTGATTCCGCACTCCACTCGAGTGCGGTTAACAAGCTGAAGAAAATTCATGCTGGTTCAGCCAGCACATGTTGAAGCCATGCGCGTCCACGCGGGTTGGTGTCCTCTACCAGGTCGAATGGGTAGCAAAGACCATGTCGAGCCACCATGTCAATTTGGTCTGGCGCAGACGCATTGCGCGTAATTTGCGAGTATTTGGTCTCTTTCATGCGAGCCAGCACTTCAACATACTTGCGGCGAACCAAGGTTGGATAGCCGCGAATGATTGGCTGGTTGGTGCCATTCACATTAACAATAACTTGTGGCGACTGGTTTTCATCTGTCGTTGAATGCACATTGATCGTGACGAGTTCATTCATAAATGATTCTTCACTTGCCAATGCACTGAAATCTTTTGACTCTGCAAGAGTCTCGATCACAGGAGCGTCATCCGTAATCTCAATACCTTTAATTGGTTTCATAGCCATTCGTTTCTCCAGTTAATTAAAAAGAAAGGGCCGCATAAAGCGACCCCTTCAAAATCCTCTGTTAAGGAGGATGGCAACAATTACAGTGCTGTGCCAGGCATCAAAGCCGTGTCGTAGAACGTGTAAGTCACACCACTCACGCCGTTAAGTGCTGTGGTGTTAGGAACAAACGCGACTGTCGAGCTGATCTTCAGTAAACCAATCAATGTTGTATTGGCAGTGGTTTGTGGAGGCACTGGGCAAGGCTCGCCTGCTCCAACGATTGGACCTTGGGTGGTTGAAGCCACCCCAGCACCAGTCAGCCAAAGTGCAAACAAGCAGCTCTGGTTTGCAGCCAACGAGGTGTGGCCTGCGGTAAAAGCCGTCTCGGCCGAAGCGAAAGATTTCAAAACGCCATTGTTTGTATAGACAACAGTGTTTACATTCTTCAGCTTTGTATTGACGGACGAACCGTAGGTTAGGCCGCCGGCCGTCAGGGTCATGTAGCCACTATTGGCTTGTTCGATGTTGTATGACATTTTGATTTTCCTTATTGAACAGTGTTGAGCGTGCCCATGTTTGAAGCATTAGCTGCGCCGGATGTACCGGAGCCAGTTGTAATGCCGCCATGGGTGTGGGCGTTTAGCGCTGTGCGAAGCGCGGCAAGGTCGGTTAAGACCGAATTGAATAGCTGCCTAATCTCATCACTGGTGAGAAGGTCAGGCACGGCTACCATTCGTTGGTTGATTGATTCAGCCATAGTTAACTCCTTAAAGAGCAGTTACGCCGGCTTCGATACGAGCCATAAAGGCATCGTTCAAGCGGACAGTGGCAAACCAAGTGGATGCACCGACATAACCGAACTGACCCAAGGGGTTAGCGTGATTGGTCTGGCTGGCTTTGAGCACAACAGGCTTAATTGCTGACATGCCTTTAAGCGCAACTTGGCCCCATGCGTCTTCACCAATGATGATGAATGGGTATACGTCAACGCTTGTGCCGCCAACTGACAACATGCCGCTTGAGCCAACGCTTGCACCGGCCGCTGCAAATGATTTGAGCAGCGGTGAGGAGATGAAGCGGAAGTCTTCGCATGCGCCAACTTCGCGGTCATGGATTGGCTTAAATGAGCCATACTCTTCAACGCGTGTGAAGCCGGGTAAGTTGCGAATGTCAGACACGGCATCTGTGTGAACAAACACAATGTATGAAGGCTGCACAGCGCGTGTACCAAAGTTGACACCAGGGGCCAAGCGTGAGGTCACGCGGCGAGCTCGATTGGACTCAAGGGTACGAGCCGATTTACGCAAAGCGTTTAAGCTGACGGGCGTGTTCACTGCTGCTCGGCTAGAGCCGTTAGCGTAGATCACCGTTGAGCCAGCCTTCAAGACGCCGTAGCGAACCATCTCCATCACCTCAGCAAGGGTCTCGCCCGTGAGCTTGACCATTTCGCCAGGAATGTCGTCTTCGTACAGTTGCTCAACCTTGCTGGAGTACTTGAAAAGCACGCCATATTGTTGTAACTGAACAGAAACGTCTTGGAACGAGATCGTATTGGAGTTGGGCGTTACGCCCTCGGCCAATACAAAATTACTCGCTGTAATGTCAGGCGTACCAACATATCGAGAGGTATTCTCAATTGTTGTGCCAGAGGTGGAAGCGCCAAAAGGCAAAGTGCGACGGAATACCAGAGTATCTGTCGAGTTTTGCGGCATTTCGCGTTGTGTACCAAAGTCACCGAGGACGGTGATAGGTTGGGCGTGCTCAAGCATGCCCTGTGCCGCACGAATTAGATTTCGCGATGCACTGGTGCCATAGTTTTGAATGGACATGGTAGTAGTTCCTTAAATATTGAGATTTCAATAACCACGCTGCGCTTTTGTTTTTTCGCGCTTTGTGGCTTCATAGTTCCAGAGTTCTTCCGGCGAGAGGTCGTCCAGTGTTTTGGGCGGTGCCACTTGTCCCGGTCGAGTTACCGCGGCAGCAGCTAGGCGTGCTCCGCGTTCTTGCTTGATTTCTGATGCAGGCTTTGCTTTTGCGCTTTGGAACAGGTCCAACATGCGAATTGCATCCTTGGCCGAAGCTGAACCAGCTAAAGCGCGAGTCTCAGGTGTTTGCACAGAAAACCAATTGGCAAACTCGGGCGTGTTAACCGTCGTCTCCCAGTCGTCGTGCTTTCCCTCAATACGGGCTTTCTCTAACTCTCTCGCCATCTCCTGCCTAGACTCAGAGACCTGCTGCTGCACATACCCAGCCACCTGCTCAGGCGTTAGGTTTTGCTGCTGCGTGACTCCAGCCATCTTGGCGGTGACGTACTCCTCCATGGCCCCTGCCCACTCAGGAAAATCTTCCTTGAGCTGATCCCATTTCTCAGGGTTGGCCGTTGCTATAACGATTTGCTTTTGCGATGGCGCGTCCGCGACTTGCCGACGGGCCAGCTCAGCTTCTCGTTGCATCGCCGCGACCCGACCCTCTGTCGTTTTGACGTGATGCAGCAATTGAGCGTTTGCCTGTGCCAGCTCGTCAATCTGAGCAAGTTTTGCTCTGACGGTGTCTGACAACCCAGCAAGAGGGTCTTCCGGTTCAACACTCTCAGGCTCTGGTTCGGGAGTTGGCGAAGCTTGCTCCGCTATAACGACCTCTTCTTTTGCGGGTGACGCATCACCGGCCTGGAGAATCGCTGCTTCCTCGTTCCACAGCTCTTGCATGTTTTCTTGGTTTTCTTCCACTTTTCAAACGCCCATAAAAAAACCACCTCAAGGGCGGTTTGACTAACAAAGCCGAACGGGATTAATCCTCCGGTTCAGCGGCTACACCCCGAGTTGCCTGATTAGGCAAGTCGAGAATTCTTTTAAGTAATCGGATTTCGCCGCGAAGCGCGGCGGTTTGGTTATCTGATAGATCAGCGTCGTTCTTAAGACGCGCTTTATCTAATTCAAACTGAACCCAGCGGTGTAACTGGTGCCAACCTGGGGTGCTGAAATCAAGCATAAAAAAAGGACACAAGTGCCCGTGAGATGTATTTTGAAGAGACCAAAGTCATTTGTCAACCATCATTCCAAGAACCTCAACTTGTAAAGCGTTGACTGATAAAGCGAGACCGCTTCATCAATTAAGTTATGAAGCGCTGTTTCACTGCGCTTACAAATTTGCTCGCGACTGTCTTCAATCCAAGCCATTTGCTGTTCAAGTACATCTGCAATTTCTCCAGCATAGTCATTCTCCAATAATGGGATATCAAGCAATTCGTTGTAACGCCCTTGGTAAGCTTCAGCAAAAGAGTCAGCGCGCTCCACAATGCCTTCATAAAAAATTCCAAGCGCCATGTGAGCGGCAAAGCTGCCAGGGCCTGATGCCTTTAAATGTGCACGGTGAGCCATGTCCCGTGCCAAAAATAAAAGGGCTACATAGCGGCCTGCCTCTTTCATCAGTAGGCTTTCTTATCAAACATCGCCTTAATGGCAACCACTACGCTGATGGTTGAGCTTGTACCGCCGCTTGTAACCGCACGAATGTAGCCAGGGTTCTCTGTTACCTTGCGAATGCCTGCCGCAGTAAATGAAGTGTTAGTTCCAATCCATGCATTGAGCGTTGACCAATTGTTTCCGTCGTTAGAACCCTGGAGTACCGCTGTTGCACTGCCAAAAGTACCCGAAACTTGTACCGTCAGATCAGCTGCGTAAGGTACCGGAAAAGCTGTTCCGGTGTCCGAATCAGTTAGCGCCCAAGACACTAAAACTGCACCGTTTAAGCTGTTTCTGTCTGTCGTTGCATTGACTGAAGCCATGATGAATTGCCTTTATTTGGTTGGGTAGAGATTGACCCAAGGGTTATCTGGGTTTTGGTTCGAGCCGCCGTAATAGTTGCCTGTCACGCCTGAAAGCTTTGCCGCGTCAGTAGTGTTGATGGCATTGGTAGTCACCCCATTAGGCTGACCAGAACTAGTGGGCGGGAACATTGTGTAGTTATAGACACCCGCTGCAATTGCTGCTGCAGGCCCTGGGTATGCGGTGCCGTCTGGCCCGTACACAACACCAGTGGAAGATGCTCCAGAAGTTGCGCCTAGGCCACTTGTGTTTGTTGCCCCAGTTGAGACAACGCCAGAGCCAGTCGTAAGACTTGGCGAAGAGTTAGAGGCGTTTTTTGATTTCAGAGCAGCGAGCTGCTTTACCAAATCTTGATAGCTTGTGTTTAAAGTGCCGTATTGAGTATTGAGCAAACCAATTTTTGTATCGTAGCCTCTGGTCGTATCGGCCAGTTTGGTTTGTAGTGCCGTGTTTGCATCGGTCAAGGTATTGAATTTATTTGCTGTATTTAAGCGGCTTTTAATATCCGCTAAATTCCAGCCTGTAACTCGTGCGATGTCTTCGGGCTTCCATCCCGCCGTTCCTATTTTTCTGGCGTAATCGGTGTCGTCCTTACCCGTATTGGCCGTAAAGTAACCCCCGACATCTTTGGCCAGGTTGTATCGACTCAATACATCAGCCTCGCTTACCCCATAGGCATCAGCAATATCTTTTGCTGAATATTTCATCTCATCCATTTTTTGAAGAATGGCGTAGTCGCTCATGCCTGGCGCAAAAGAGCTAAGAATTTGCTGTTTGCGAGTTGGCGCTGCTGTTTGAGTAAGTGCAGTGTTAGCAGACACACCAGTGGTCGCCGTAGTGGTAGCTGCTGTGCTGGTCGGGTTGTTGGCAAGAACCGAGCTGCCACCAGGCGCACCGCTAAAGTCGCCTCCAACAACTGAGCCGCTCCCGCCTGTACTTGACGATGTGTCTATCGCATCAGCAATTAATCCAGTTGGCTGGTTGCTTACAACAGCACCTGAGCTGGCTGCCTCATTGCCAAAGTTAACACCAGCCGTTGAGAAATAGTTATTGATCTCGTTGGCGTTAAACCCAGTTGCACGGATCAAGTCATCCATGCTTACGTTGTTTGCTCTTGCCGCCTCCGCAATAGCGTTTGGATTATTGATGTTGCTCTGTACATAAGACTTGATCGTGTCGTCTGACACCTTAGTTGGGGTGCTAGCCGCGGGGCTCATATCTTCGTAAACATTGTTTCTAGTGGCCACGGTTTAACCCCTTATATTCCTGATCCAGCGACCAACTTAAGTCGTTGCTCTGCGGCGAAGAGTTCCTTCTTGCCGCGCTCTTTGATGGCCGTGTCGGCCAACTTGGCTTTGATCTGTTCCAACGTCATGTTCTGGTTGTTGGAAAGCTTGAGCATCTCGATCTCGCGACTCATCTGCAGTTCAGCCATACGCATCTGCGCTTGTTGCTGCGCGATCTGCTGGCGGGTTTGAAGCTCCATCATGTCGCTTTGGTTCTGCACCTTGGCTTGCTCCATCGTTGACTGAGCCCTGATCTGCGCGGCCACTAGTCTTGGATCTTGTTGCTGGCCTTGCTGCGCTGCTTGCTTTTGCTGTTCCTTGATTTGCTCGATCTCCTCGTCTGACTTAAACACCTCAGCCGGGTCAATGTGCTGCGCTTGAAGAGCTTTCTCAAATAACTTTTTAGTGTCCAAATAGACTCCGTAAATTGGGTTAGCGCCTGCTGCCAATAAATTTAAGAAGCTTTGGTTCTGGATGTCCCGCACTAGAAGCGCTGAACTGCCCCGTGCATCGATGGTGAAGTCGCCTTTAACTTCCTCATCCTCGTTGTACATCATGTTGTAGTCGTAATACCGCTTGATGTGGGGCTTGGTTATCATGTCATCGAACTGCTTGACTAAGCGGCGAAGGACCACGTTGCTGTTATTCATCAAGAGCTGCATGCCGCCTACTGTATCGGGCGCACTTCCCTTCTCTCCCTGCATAAGCATGGGCACACCAGTCTCTTGGTCAGCAAGCTCTGCTGCCATCTTGATAATGGCTGAGAGCTCTGCTTGATGCGAATTGAACTCAAACGTCGTGAACGCTTTACGCACATCGTCCACATCATCACTTGCGTACCAAATCTTGCGGCTACTGAGCTGCCACTGCTTATCGGCCGGCTGAATGGTGCCCGCCTTAATCACAATCTGCGGACCACTGGAAACCCCAGCGTTATCCATCATCTGACGCCAGGCGGCGTTTAATACTTTCTGTTGTGCCCGCATTAAGTACGGAATGCCGTAACCCCAGCAACTGCCCGAGACTTTCTCCCACACAAAAAAATCATATGGGATATCACCGTTCTCAATCGGATTTAAAAACGCCTTGACCACAGTGGAGTTGATCACCACCACACACGCGCTGATAGTTTTAAGCTCATCGTTCTCTTGGTCGATTCCTTCAACGCCTGAGGCAAGCAAATCTTCTTTGTCAATTTCACCCCAGTATTCCCACACATCGTAGGTCGCCTTGGTCTGATCGCGTTCGGTCTCGTCTCGTAACTCCTGGAGCGTGGCGCTTCTCTGAGGCCCCTCTTCCAGAACTTTTCGAATCTGCTCTTTCATATAACCAGGCTGCTTGGCCAAGTCCCTCACTTGCTTGGCCGTCATCTGAGTGCGCTCGTAGATGCCTTTACCGTCATGAATGTCCTCACCAGCCGCCGGATCGGGCCAACAGTTGCGCGGGTCAACTCTGAAGCTTGCA